AATCCTGTGGGATAGCACTAAGTGTGACAGTCTGCGCCGGGGTACTTACCGTTGTCGTACTGAGCAACGTATACCCTTCAACGCCACCAGCAGAACCGGCGGCACCCAAAAATGCTGCCTTAGCAGCCCCCAAAGGCATCAGCCCATCGCCAAGCCGAACGTCTACACCCGCAGCAGTCAACGTAGGTGCGGTAGCCGCAGCCCAATCCACAGTCGCAGGCCAAGTCACGGTTTGTGAACCGCCGTTAGTGAGAATCAGTGTGAAGCTGCACGACACACCAGTAGCAGACGGATTCGAGAACGTGAACGTGTTAGCCGAAGTATCAACCGTGGCCGTAACCACATTCCCTGCCGTAATATCAATGTCCTGTGTGCCGCCACCGGTTGCACCGATAGCGTTAACGGTTTCCCCATAATCCTTAACAACAGGATTAGAAATAACCTGAGCGCCACCGTCAACAGCACCAGAAATGGTTGCCCCTGCAAGGGTTATCGACGTAAGCGTCGAACCCCACGCAGTAGTCGAAGCACCAGTCCCTACAAGAACCTGATTCGCCGCAGCGTTAGAGTCAGTGATACCCAGCTTCGTTTGCAACGCCACAATCGCCAACGAACCATTGCTATGCAACAGATCATGCTCAATATTTGTTGCATCTAAATCACTTGAAGAAGCCGGTTGAGGAAACTCTCAAGGGTGGTGGGATAACCTGAGGTGGGGATCGCCATTATTTATTCCTATGGGGTGAGGTCAAGCGTAAAGATTCCGCTTGCGTTCCAAGTAATTTTGAATGTGCCTGCCACAGTAGAGAAATCTCCAGTGAAGTCGATAGCACAAATTAGGGGTTTATTAGTGAGCGTGTCATCATAAATGACAGCGTAACGGGCACCAGTAATAGTGCTCGCAGTCCACTCGACATCACCAGCGTCCCAAGTAATAGTCCCCCCCGCCGTTATGAACGTGATAGAAGTCAACGACTCCCCACCAGCCGTATAGTTAGTACCAGAGACCTCGTTAGTGACCTCAGACTTGACAGACATAGTGCTGTACAACGGTGTCCACGAAGCTGTCGTCAACATGCATTTGAAACGATCAGCAGTCGTATCATTAAAATCAATATTAAAGTTGGCTGTCTGAAAGGCCACTAGCCATTCTTCGGCCCTCCGATACCAGTAATGGTCTTAGGCCGGATGTTTACATCAGCGTTTGGCTTTGGCTTTGACATTCTTTTTCTTCCTCGCTACAGCAGCGGCCTTTTTACCTTTAGCGGTATAAGGGTAATGTTTTCCTTTTACGACTGGCATAAATCAAATAGTAGCAGAGAGAAGCGGGGGAGCCAGGGAAAGGGGAAAACCTGACCCCCCCACGCCTCAGATTAGCAACAGCTATCAGGTGTTATCACCGATAGATGAGGATGACTCAATACGTTGCATACATGCCTGCCGGAAAATACCCCAGCCAGCAAGGTGATACCAACCCACAGGGTTGAACCGACGCAGAGTATCAGTCACAGGACCGAATACAATGCTTGGTTGCTCGCCAAAGCCTGGTGCACGGCTGAAAGCCTTTGCCAGAGCTTGACGACCACAAACAATGGTCTGGTAAACGTTGGTTGTACTGGTAGCACCAGCATCATCCAATATGGGAGCCCGAGGGTTCTCAATATAGTTGATACCGTTGTTCTCCACGGAGGTCAAAAGAGCAATCAGGGTGAATGATTGCCATATAGTTTCCGTTTTCCCAGCCAGGAGCAGAGGCACCACGAAGTTCCGCGACAGCTTGACGACCTATATTAGCGTCAAAAGTGTTGCCGTCAGCAACGGTGACACGGGACGTTGGGAGTGCACCCGATCCTGTAGAGTAAAGGACATTAGTGCCAGCCATAATGACATTGGAAACAACTTTGTCGATTGAATCAACCATGTTGTAACCAATAATGTTGGCAGCATCGGCATCAACATTCAAGAATGAAGTGCCACGGATCAAAGCAGTTGTGATGACCGAGCTACCATACTCAGCCAAAGAAACATCCACTTTGGAGTCAGTGAGAGCAACAGGTGTAACGTCTGTCGCCTCAGTAAGCGTACTGGTAACTTGGCTCATGTTCGGATAGAACGTGAACTGAACAGTAGCCGCATTATGGCTCTGCGCAGTCGAACGAACATCCGCAACCATCTCATAAAGAGGTTGTGAACGCAAGGCAAAATAGGCGATCTGTTCGAACGCCGTAGTTACCTGGTTCGTTAATTGACCAGTCCCAGTTGGGTTAGTTAAAGATAGAGGTGGTGTAAAAGCCACAGTGAGTCCTATGGTTAGGACTCCAACGACTTAGCGAACTGTTAGGTAGCTGCGCCCCACAAGATACCATTCGACTCTAACAACGCCCGAAGCTCATCTTCGTTATTCGTTGCTCTAATTTGTGAGTCTAAATCAGGTGAAAACACCGGATCTCCACCTTCACCTGCGATTAATATTCGCTGTTCCGCACTCAACATATTGTTAAGAGCAGAATTTTGAGCTATAGGTGCATCAGCACCCAAGAACCCTGCCGCTTCAGCTTCCTGACGGATAGCATCAGCATCGAGTTCACCTTCATAGCCCTTCACGAAATATCTGACACGAGGATCATCAGGATCAAGTCCTGCTGAACGGAACGTATCACGCCGCTGGATAGACGAAAGCTCTAGTTCTAAAGTCGCAGCTTTTTGTTCTGCTTCCTTAGCACGGGTTTCCAGATCTCGTCGCCAGTTTGGTTTCGATTCGGTTGAACTGCCAGAACCAGTTTCACTGTTGCCAGTGGAGTCGGAATCTGTCATATGTCACTCACCTGTCTGTACGCATCCTCAGCGGTGGAACTTCGGATGGAGATTATTGCAGTTAGCTCACCCTAACGGGGCCAACCGGTAAACATTAGTATAAAGAACTCTTACCGGGGCTGTCAAGTACTCGACCCAAGCCCAGAAATACCCCCAGATGAAGAAAGAAGACCTGACTGTCCAGCAAAATCGACAATTCGACCTTCTCTTTTACGACGCAATCTATTAGTTGCCTCAGGATTAAGCCCAAATTCACCTGCAGCCAAATCTGATGCTGACATCCCAGTCCGATCCGTAAGAGTGCCCCCTGTCAAACCAGCTTGCGGAGCTAAACGTTGCTGGATTTCTCGACGTTGCACCCCTTCACGCTGTAACGCATCTGCAACATCTTTATCGAAACCGATATCTTGACCAGTCACACGCATCCCTGTCGCTGAAAGACCAGCAGCTTCAAACGACCGTTTTTCTTTAATCAAATCCGTAGCACTCTTAGGATCAAGATAATAAGCAACAAGATCTGTTTCGTCTACACCATAAATACGTTTCAATTCGGCTTTCGTAAACGGATCAGCACCTTTAGTTACCAACTCAGCAAGAGTTACCCGTTCCCCAAACTCTTCTGGGGAAACATCCTGGCCTATAAGCGTAGCGAAATCTTGGCGGTCGTCATAAAAACGGGGAGGTAACCCATGAAGGCGCAACAAATTAGCGTAGCTATCTTCATTCACCATGTAATCGTGTTCGCTAATGGGGGCAAACCCGTTATCTAAACGGACTGTCATACCTGGAAAACGGTCACCGTATTCAGTTGTTTGACGTATTTCAAGAGCGATCGCTTCTTCAGATAATCCGTCAACCATCATTGCTTTCAACTTAGCAACTACTGAATCAGGTAATCTGAATGCTTTGACAAGCCGACTCAGAATAGATGTAGAAGATTCGATACCCGCTGCCGTTGCTGCTGCAGCTTCTTCATCATCAACAAGAGCCTCGGTTCTTGTAAGACTTTCCTGTCGAGCCAAACTCGTATAGGCAGGATCAATAGTCCAAACCTCAGTGCCATCAAGACCGGTTACCTGATGAAACTTTTGGGTACCGCTTTTATCGACCGGATTATCTTCGGGTTCAGTAGCATAACTTTCTACATATTTTGAACCAGTTGGTGTCGAAGTAAAAAATCCGCCTTCTGTTCCATCAATAGGAACAAACCCGCCAGCAAAATTACCAAATTCGTCAGGAACCTGGTTATTGAAATAACTGAAATTTGTTGGCAACCAATCAAGACGACCAGCTAAAAACTCTTCCCGAGCAACATCAAAGTCTTCCATTCCAGAAAACAGAGACTCAAATTCTTTCCACATTTGCATTTGGGCTTCAGAAGGAACAAAATTTGTTGCAGCATTCGCTAAAGGATCTCCCTCGTTTACTACTACTTCTTTTTCTGTCTCTCCCTCATCCACTACTACTTTTTTTACAACCTCTTCGTTCTCGTCAGGGATATCCATTACCCGAATCCCGTCAGGAACGCCGTCTAACCAACGGTTCCGTGGCCTCCAACTCTCAAAATTTGTGTCACCTATAAATTGCATCGACATGCATCACCTTCAGTTATATCCAGGGAACCCAAAGGAGCCCAACAAGTTAGACACGGTGCTATACGCCGCATCCCGACCATTATCCGTTGTCTCCCACTCAGGTTGCGAACGAATGTAACGCTCAAATTCGTTACGAGAAAGTATTCGCTGGTTACCATCATCTGTCTGGCCTCGCCCAGTGAGAACCCCAAACATTCTTGAATCTCGCCCTGACATAAAATCGACAGGCCGTTCTAACAACTGGGAAGCAATACCCGCATACGACGAAAAATAGGCGCTTGGGGTATAACCCTGATCTATGAGAGAAGTAATAGCAGGATTATTTGTTTTTGCTTGTTCCGCAAATCCAGCATCTAACGCATCGTAAGTTATCTCTCCAAGATAAATATCTTTTGCATAATCATTAATAGCTTGCTCAGAAAGTGCAAGCATGTATTTCCCAGAACGCTGTTTAAGGTTCGCCCGGATAGCACCAAAAGTGCTGGACTCTGTTACCGCTTGACGGTTAAAAGAAAGATTCAGATTTTCTAAGAACTCTTGCTTTATCTCAAACCCATCCATACCCGTCAACTTGGCGTTGTACGCCATCTGCATAAGCGCTTCTTTTTTCCTGGGGTCATCGGTAGGGATACCAAGACGTTCCGCTTCGCGAATAAGAATGTCGTACTGCGAATCAAGTTCAGCGAGCATATCGGGATTCATATTCCATGACATGTTGTCATCGTCAAGAATGGGAACCCATCCTTCTGTTCCACCAATCAAATGCCATTTCTCTTGGAAATCTCTGCCTGTTGCGTCGATCTCTCCGAACCATTCTGTGCTTGCGAACAACCTCCAAATTTCTTCTTCGTTACTTTCTCCCGTTTTGGCTAAATATTTGAGAATATGCATAGGGGGATACTCGTCACCCTCTACATCCACCCACAATCTTTTACCTAATGAATTATAGAAAGCTGTAGACCCACCAAATTCTTCAGCAATGTACCTCATTGCTTCATCTGTTATGGTTTTCGTGTCACCTACTGCGGATGTGTCAGTAGCACCTTCTAAGGCACCTATACCTTCAGGCCCTGTTGCTTTTAGAGATTGTTTCCCTGCTTTTGTGCCATCCCTAGAAGGGACAGGAACGTTGTAAGTTAGGCCACCGGTATAGGACGGAGCGTTAGGTGGACCCATCGCACCAACAGGAACAGGACTTAAATGTTCGTCCACTGCGAGAGCATGGACAAACTCCGGGGTTCCACGCTCTGCTTGTCTATCAAACGTTCCAGGTTCAGCAAGATTATCTAACTGTATATTGAATTCGTCAGTATCTAAAAGTTCCCCTGCTTCTTGTATAGCTTCGAGAGTGAATCGGGCCTTTACCTGTTCCGATTGTAGAATCTCTTCCTCAGACATCCCTGTATACTTGTCGGTTACTTGGTTATATGATTCAATCCTGGTGATCGTATCCATGATTGACGAAAGATTGCCTGCTTGACCTTCCGACTGTTGAGCAAGAGATCTAGCAAAAGCCGGAGCCCCACGCAACTCGGCTAATACTTCCGCATACGTCGCATCCTTATTGTTATATAAAGCAGTCAACTCCGGTGAAGCAATACTAAACCCACTGATTGCACTCTTAGATAAACCAGTTCTCCCTTCAGCTATCAAAGAAAAAAGCAGTTTGCGATCTTCGTCGTCAACTACCGCTCTTCCCCCACGATGTTGCTGCGCCTTAGTTTCAAAAAGTTGTAACGTTTGCTGTGCTATATCCTCTGCATTTGCAAGACGTTCCGCTTGTTCATCATACGAATCCCAAGCATACGAAACCTTTTCTGCAAGCGTAAGAGCATTTGCAGTATTGACTATATGTGGGCTTACCCCAAGCAGTTCGGCTGCTTTAGCGTAAAGACCTTCTAAAGCCCCAGTAACAACATCTTCAAAGACAGTAACAACATCTTCAAAGAAAACTGATTCAGCGCCGGTAATCCCTGTGCCTCGTTTTGGCTGACGTGGAGTAGGTTGACTCTGATCAACAAGTTCTCTATCCATCCACGACTCAGGGATACCACCTTCAACATTCTCCAGCGCTGGCCCTCCACCGACAAGCTCACCGCTTGCGATTCCTTCAGCTAAATCTGTTGCGACATCAGGGTCGTGTTCACTTGGGATTGCCCCAAATGGGTTTATGGGTCTGCCAGGCTCAACAGATTCATCCAAATCAGGGTTTTGTATGTCAGGCCACTCATCTACATTATGTTCTATCAGATTTTCTGCAAAGGTAACCGGCGATTCAGTCACAAATGTAGGCAACGACGGTTCAGTTTTCGCCCACTCTGTGAAATCTTCTATAAAAGCGTCATCAGTTTGCCCAGTTTTTGTGTAACCTAGACTCTTTAATTCTTTCTCGGTGGCACCCCACTGAGAACGAGATCCCCAGTTATCTGAGTAAACAATCTCCCCATTTTCATCACGTATAACATTTCCTTCAGAATCTCTTTTGGGGGCAAAACTTCCCCATGTCCGTATCTCCTTTACTGCTTCGGGATTAGCAAGAACTTCTTTGTCGGTTGTGCCTTTACGAAGAAGTTCAACTACCGTTCCGTAATACCTAAATTCACCGTCTTTGTTTTTCTGTAAGAATGTGGCGACTGTTGCTTCGACACCAGTTATAGGATTATCGTAATTACGGACACCCGATCTCGTTGACCCATCATCCTTTTTGGTAATAGTATTAAAAAACCCTGGGTCGCTACCATCAGGGTTTTTGATCCACCCAGCAGTTGTAGCCAAAGGATTGTTCTTAGCTTTAGTATTTTCTTTCGCCGCCCACCCTAAAAGCGTCAGAATATTCCCATAACTACGTGGCGCACCGATACCCGTGAGAACATTCGCCATAAATATTATGCGGTCAGTAAACGCCATTGTTCCTGGTCTTGGGCTCACGATAGTTCTACTCCGGGGTTAACCCTTGGCCGTTGCGGATACAAAGACGCATTTCCGATAACACCTTTCAACAATTTAGCATTCTCATAATCAGTAATACCAGCGGCTCGTCCTGGATTATTAGCAACCATCAAAGCATTAAGTTCATCATCCAAATTAAAAGTTTTGTTTGCTACCGAAAGTTCGTGGACTGCTGCTATAGCTGCTTTAAGATCTGCTGGACTTACTTTCCTATTTAGTTTTGTTTGTGCTGCTTTCTCGGCTGCAGCAATAATCGTTTCTTTCGAATAGTTACGAGTCTTTTTGCTTTCCGTAATCTCATCAATTTTTGCTTGTAAATCTTCAGGACTAACCGATTTAAGTAACTTATCAACGGTAGGTGCCATCCCCAGAGCCCCACCACCTGCCTTAAAAAATGCGCTTGCTTCTAGAACTGCCGACAACATTCCAGCTTGAACAGTTTCCAACTCCCATATTTCTGATGGGTCGTCTTCAAAAGTTGTGTGACCCCGGAAAAATAAACCTTCAGCGATTTGATTCCACGTTTCTGTATCGTCACTTTCCCATGCTTCAATCATCTGATTGAAAGCATCTTCTCCCATGATGCCTTTTGAAATATCTAGTGACGTTTCGCCCCGACGGCCTGGGATTGGTGTACCGCTGATACCAACAAATAACTCGTCGCTTGTAGTCTCACGTTGAGTGTCACCCCATCCAGACATAACTTGTCTCTGAAGTTCTAATTCGCTAAGAGCACCCGCACGAACCCCATAACCAGTCCCCGAAGTTATACCAATCATTAAACCTTTAGCGTTCTCGGGGATAGTGGGATCGTTTATAACGACATTTGCAGACATCCCTGCTTGAACTAACTCTGGATCTATATTGCTATCACCTGACATTATGCAACTTTCTGATATTTTTGTATCATCCAACTGGTAGGCCACGATGCCCTACTAATCGAATTATCGTGCTCGAAATAGCGAGTATATATTCCGATGAAATCGTCAACTTGACGTATTTCTAATCTGAATCGTAACCACAATTCTTTTAGATCATTGTTTTGGGGAACGCTCAATAACTCGAAATCTTTATTACGACCGCCACGACGCTCTAATTCCGTTGCGATCATGTCTCGCATTTCTATATAGCGTTTAACTTGAACCATTTCAGGACGTTCATCAAAAAGTTCCGCCTCGACTGCCGCTCTAAACGCATGGAAAACCACAGCTTTTTCGTCAGCCGATTTGAATTGGTCAAACTCTTCTTTCCATTGTGGATTCAATAAAGCAATCTCTTCAACAGAAGCACGTTTAAGAGCAGCTAAATCTTCGTTAGATGTAGCATTCAAACTAGCGCTCAACCCATCCAGACTTCGACGAGTTAACTCTTTATTGATTGGTGCCATCATGTCTCGATAGGCATACCATCCGACTGATTCTGCGCCACGAGTATAAATCTCTCGGGGGTCAAGCCGATCCCTACGTCCCTCATTGATTTCTTTAATCTGGACTGCACGGTTATATTCGAATCCGACATCAAGAGCCCCAACTTTGCCAACAACAAAATCGGCAATCTCGGGATGTTCGTCTGCAAAATCCTTGTATTTCTGGTAGTTCTTTTCACCTTCCAGAGTTGCTGAAGCAACAGTCCGAACCGCGGTTTGCCTCCCTAAAATCGCCCACATTTCAGGATGTTTAATGATAAGCCATTCATCAGCAGATTCTAAACCTTTTTCTTCTTGGACTTTTCTGTATCCAGTGATGATCTTATAATGAGGAGATTGTGCGATCATTTGGACTGGTAACCCAAGATTCGCAACCATTCTGACAGTAAGCAACGCTGTGGCTCGCCGGTCAATTTCGTCTTCGAACTCTTTCCATTCTTGTTCGGTATCGATAACTTCGCCAGCTAAATAATATTCTTGGGCTAGGTCGCCGGTCAATCGTGCTTTAGTTCTTTGTCGTGCAGCAGTATCGAATTGTGTACTTGCTGCCTTTTTTACCCATGTTGGAAGAACTTGTTGTATCGCACGTTCAAGAAATGCTTCGCCTTCTTCTGGACCAAAGGGGTTGATGAGACTTACGCATTCATCAATTTCAGGTAGTTTCAATGTTGTTTCTGATACAGCGATGCTAACTAACGGCCCGAATCCGGGCATCCCTGCACTGATCATCGAAGCCGAACCGAAGTTGAAGTTGATAGCACTCTCTCCAAGCGCTGACATTTTGCCGAAAGCCTTCACTCCAAGAACAGGAATTTTCCAATTCATCATTCCTTCAGGTAACTGTATAACAAACTGTCTGTTACCTTCTTCGTCTAGACCATCAAAGTTTTCCATTCCTTTGTGGAAGTTACGAGTCCCTGCCATAACAAAAGCTGGGTTACGTGCAGCAAGTCCAGTCCATCGTGTGATGACTTCTTGCCAAGCACCATAAAACGGCATGATATTGGAAACTATTTCTTCAAACCTTGACCGTTCCGCAAGATCGTACATAAGATCTCTAGTTTCCCCTAACGAAACAGATCTGGCCTCACGTTCCATACGTCTAATATCTGATTCTTTTAATAGGAACTTGCCGTCCGGGCCACTCATCGAAGCTATCCGACGTGACATTTCTCGACTGTAAGCAGTTTTGAAGATCAGACTTCTTGTCAGAATATCGGTAGGCATCGTACCAATATTTGTGAAGATACTATCGATTTTTTGGTGGACTCTGTTCAGTATCCCACTTACACGTTCAGTTTCTTTTAACACTGAATCAGAAATTACTTTCCCGAAATCCACTTCGTTTATATCTCTACGAATCTGGTTCATTGATTTACCAGCAAACCGTGGATTATTTTCAAGGATTGGTTGTACGTCCCGAAGCCAGTTGACTTCACCACCTTGTGCTGCTCGTTGTCGAAGATGTGCAAATTCAGGTACATCAGGTATCAACGAGTTAAGTTCTTTACGCATCAGACCCAAATAGTCAAAGTCATCTGTTGGACCTTTACCATTCGTATTCCACAAATTCGGTTTGTTATTTACGGCGTGCTCACCAAAATAGTGAGGCATCGCATAACGTAAAGCGTCGCCTTGGTCGGTTCGCATCCAACGAAGAACTGTGTGGTTATCTGCCCCGGACCATATCAGGCGAGTGAAATCTTGGAATGCGTTATTGGCGAAGTCGTCACCAGTGGGGATGAACTGATGATTGACTGTCGAGTTCCAACCCTGAGCAAAATTGTCTACACCATTCAAGTCGTAATCTAATTGGGTTGGTTCTTTGAACCGGTTTTTCCTTCGCTCCGATTGTGAAAGGGATTCGTAAAGAGTTCGAGTTGATGAGTCTGACGAAACACTATTCCGGTAGATAGCCATTTGTTGTGGATTGTTCCCGTAAGCATTCCCTACCATGTATCCGTTCATCGAAATGTTTGACATTCCAGCTTCGTCAAGCATCAGTCCGGCACGATCAAAGTTGTCATACAACTCAACATTTTTTTCTTTTAAGAAATCGAGTGCAAGCTGTTGTCCTTTTTCAAGATTTTGGGCGTGTGTTTCGAGAAGATCAGCGGCAATGTTTAATTGTCGGATTTCTTCCGTTGCTGCAGCAACCCGTACGGGATCATCAATTGCTTTCCAACCATCACCATCGGGGATACGAACCGATCGTTTAATATCTCCAATTTCTTTTGAAAGTTGTCCACGGGCAACAGTACGAAGCTGAAACCCGAACGATGTCCCTACTTCCATTTGCGCTGCACGTCTCAAAGCGCCTCGCATATATAAACTGTAAACTCCGGCTCCAGCCAATCCGATAGGTCCAGCGACGATTCCGAGTCCGACTGAAGCTCCAAGGCTTCGTCTCAGTATTCTCTTTTTACCGTATTCGTCATAGATAACGTTTTGCACCATTTTCTGTGCATCTTCACTTGAAGTTTTTTCTAAATATCGGGCGACAAGACTGCCGTAATCTTCGCCAGTATCGATGATGTCTAAATCATCAACGATACGTTGTCGAAGTAGGGGGCCAAGATCAATATCGTTGTTTCGGAACCATGTGGCACGAAGATCGTTGTATGCAGCAGGAATTGATTTAAGAGTTTCGAGTGTGCCAATTTCGGCAGCAGCACGAGCGTATTCGTCTATAAGGACACGCATCGGCCATGCTGGCCGCATCAGAACACCTTTTTTCCAAACGGAAGTGAAAGCGTTTGCACTATTCGCAGTGATCCGTTTGCCTTCACGAAATGTTTTAGCAACGATGCCACCATCTTCGAAGGCTTGACGATATAGGTCATACCGGGGAATCAACGACGATTGTTCTAGTTGTTGTGGAGTTATTGGTAAATATCGAGAAATGATTTCGCCACCTTCGTAAGCATGGTCGATTCGTATTTGCTTATTGCCATAGATCCGAGCGTTTTTAGATTTCGAACGAGTCAAATCTTGACCGGCTTTGTATTGCCGTTGAAGTTTCTGAGTTAACTCCGATTTTGTTTTACCGAACCAGGCTCTATATTCTGGGCTGTTTAGCGCAAGTTCGTCTGGCATCAATCGTTCAAGAAATGAGTCAACGAGGCGTCCATTGATATCGTCAACAGTATCAACAAACAGTTTCTTTTGAGCATTGATATCTGAATACGATGTCCATTTCCCAAGAGTGCTATCTGCATAGTTTTTATCGATTATGCCTATGCCCTTATCATCTAAGATTCGGCCAGCATCTCGAAGCATCCGTTGGAATTGAACAAATCCTTGCCGTGGATCATCCCAAACAATTATTCCTTGCGGAACTTTTTCTTTAATTATGCGAAGTGTCCGTTGAGGGATTGTTGCTAAATCACCTAGCAACGGCATTTTTTCGAACACAGTTTGTACTGATACTGCACCAGCGACAACCGCACCTTTTGTAGCAATACCTATTTCGTTAATTCTTCCCATGTCTGGGAGAAATCTCATTGTGTCAAACGAGTTTTGGAGTAGCACTTGATCGGCTGCAGCAGATACAAGATGTGGGGTTTCGTTTAATACATCGTCCCATCCATTGAGTTCATCTGGATCAAGGAAATCTCGGCGGATATCGTTTCTTCGGCCAAGAGCACGAAGTCGTTCTTCCTTTATAGAAAGGGCCGCCCCAAAAGGAAGGTTAGGGTTTTGATCCATTAAAAGATTTTCAAGACGCCGCTGTTCGTGCACAAGGAATGCAGAAATCTCTTCAGAATTAGCGTTGGTTTGCCACTGAAGAATATCTTCTAGTTTGTGGTGAAGACCGTTCTCTTGATGAGATTGCGCCCAGAGTTTAGCAGCCTTATCCATTTCATCCATTACTTTTGCATCGCCACCAGTGGTCACTAATCTGAACCACATATGGCGTGCTTCTTTATTTGGTAAAGAAGCAATAGCCCGTGCTTGCCCCGGCGTAAGTTTTTTAGCACCATGACCAAGTGAACCTTTACCGGCACTCTCCATAATTCGGGTAGTTAGAGTATCAATATGGGCTAGATCGTCAGCAGTAAATCCTCGACCAGACATGTATTCAAGCGACCATTTCAGATCCTCTTCGTATCGAAGCCCCTCGATAACCTCTTCAAACCGCGCAAAGCCTTTACCACTAGCGATCGCTTCGTCCATTGTTTTAAGTGCGAATGCAGGATTTAGTTTGGTTGCACCCATCCGAGCCCCTTTACGAGCTAGACGACCTGGTGTCCCGATGAGCCCTGCACCAAATGCAAGGTTTGCAGGATCAAGAATAATGTTGCCTAATGCATCCCATATACCGGAATACATTTTGTAAAAACCGGTTCCCTCAAACCGTTTGACTTCTGCCGGATTATCTAAATCAATCCATTTAGTCATCAACGCTAAGGCTTGACCCGTGCTGCGTGACCCAGTGATCTGGTAGGCCTTCGCCCATTCTGACGGATCGAATATAGTAAAAACATCCCCAGGAGGAGCTTTACCAGTTAAAGCATCCCAAGCACTTTGGGCTCCTTGTTGAGTAGCACCAATATATGTACCCAATGGTCTGTCTATGACATGTTCATAAACCAGATCCAATCCCTCGAACACAGGGGTTATGACATGTTTAGCTGGCTTTCGAACCCCTTCAGGAATCATTCCGAAGAATCGGCCACCTGCACCTTCTTCACCGAACAGATGTTGAACCGCTCCTTCTTCGCCTGCAGCACCAAGAATATTGTCGTTCCATGATCCCCAAACAGTTCCCCATACACCGTCGTACTCGTCGTCTATACCGACTACTTCTTCTGCGATATCTATACCAAATTCAAAAGACTTTTTTGTGGCGTTCCCAATACCTTTAGCGATACCACCTAACGTCCCAAGTAGCCACATTTCAAATTACATCTTTTTGGGGTACCATCGAAATCAGTTTGTTCACAATTTCTCTGGTGTCGTTCCCAACATACGGCGAATTTGCAAGTGGTAGCAGGGTTGGGATAATCCGCGCAATCTTTGGACTAAACGGTGATTCGGCTGGCATTGCAGGTGTCGAAGTTGGCAACGTCGTCACCGCTTGGTTTGGTCTTTCACTTGGCCGTAAAAGATCGCCCATCCCGCCAGGTGGAATCCCAGAAGTTTCTGGCATCAAATTGTAGACGCTTTCCGGCAACGGAATATTGCGTTGCGCTTCTTCTTGGGCAGTCACAGAACCATATTCCTGTCCCTTAGCAGTTTGAATTTTTTGGCCTTTGCCTTTACGTGGCATTACAAAGCTCCCAATAGTTCTTCAAGTCCTGCTCCATCACCCATTGGTTCTTCCATCGGCATAGATTCTGCTCCCATTCCTGGTAAAGCTAACCCAGGTTGTGCTTCAGGAGACATCGCAGGAACCTGTTCTGCTTGCCGTTCTTGTGCTTCTCGTTGAACCTGTTCAACTGCACCAGCTAACTCTTTATCATCATTTGCTACAAGATCCATAATCCTGGCTAAATCAGCAGGAGGAAGAATGCCTTCACTGGCTTGCATCTGCACAGCGGAAAGCAATGCCGCTTCTAGCTGTTCCACGATTACTGTGTCATGTTCTGTTTCAGGATCATCGACTAACGGGTCGATTGACATAAACGATTTCTTTGACATAGTGCCCATACCGACACGTTGCCCTCCGCCGATAACAAGATTGTTAATATCTGAACCTGCTTGGCTATATGAAACAACGTTGTCAGTCGAATCAAAGTTTTCATTGGGGGTATAGTCAACATGACCTTTAGCGGTTTTAGAACTGACATAAAAACTTTTTGGTCTGCGTCCCGCATAGGCTTTTGACAGTTCAACGGCTAACACATTTTCTTCTTGTAACGCACGAGCCATGATTCGTTGTGCTTCTTGGACAGTGAAGTCAACTGTTGCTGAAAGTACTGCGTCGCCTCGACGCCCTGTCCGAATATTGGAGGTAGATTCGCCACCAAATTCTTGGGGTATGCCAGCGGTAAGACGTTGCGCCCGTTCCAAACGATCTATAGCTGGGTTAGTCATGTAACCAGGCTGCATTTGCATATCTTTAAGATCGCCGCCCCGGATTACGCCAACTTCTCCAGTGAGTCCGTCGGCTGGGTTCACAATCTGAGGTGTTTCACCCGCTCGACCTACTAGCCAAGTATCAGGGAACACACCTTTTTGCACAGCTATAACTTCGAGTGCCATCAATCTGGCTTGCATCTGGTACATGCCCAGGATGCCATCGAATTGGCCTTGCGCCCCGTCAAGACTAATACGGTGAGCACAAACTACAGGAGTTTGTCCAAGCAGATTTGGGATTCGTTCTAGTTCTACGATCACAGCCTTGTTCTCTGCAGCCCGAGGTGTCATAAACATGCTTGTCTGAATTGGGGCTCGCATACCAATAAGAACTTGTTCTGTATCGTCAACGTATTCGATTAATTCGATTGCTTGATCTTCGGTCGTTGTCCCATCGCCACTAAATTTTTGTGCAGCTTCGGGATACATTTGACGCAACCAGCCAAGCGACCGGCTATACGCAAAGATGACATCCCGTGGACGCATATCATCAACACTTGTCATCGTTGCTGGATAACTAGTTAGAGGATCACGCAACTGCCACATTGGGGCACCCAGCTTTTTGTCAAACCGTAGTTGGGTGATGTTGGTTGCATACCCAATAAGTTGACGTGCCCGTTTTGCTAACTGGAGATCCATTCGGCTATGTTCCCACCAACCAAATAATGCTTTTCGGCGGATACTCGCATTGTCTCGTGCCCGTTTTGTTCTTGTATCAATAGCCGGACAGTAAATGTCTGGGCTTGTTGACGCTATCCGCATCGCTGTCTGATCTAAACCTTGACTTAATAGATTAGCTACTGCCGATTTTTCGTTTGTATCAAGCTCAGGTAATGGTATAATGACATCACCGTTATAGTAATCTCTGATATCGCGCATTCTTTGTTTAGCGCGATCGTTGGTACGTGTACGAGCCGTATACAAACTAATAATATCTTCGACTGTTCTCACGTCTACCTCATGCGGTTTTCGACTCAGCCATCCATGACGGACGCCATTGACGATTATTAATTGTAGTAGGAGTATATATCTTTTCTAAGTTGTGTTCTAGAAACCATTCTGCCATAACACAGTCGTCAGTACGTGCACCCGTACCTTCAGCATTCCAGCGGGTTACTTCGTTGACCAAAAGTAGCGAATGCGGTCTTGCTTCAGTGTTTTGTCTGCCTGGCAAACGCACTCTGCCAACACGCCATAACGGAGCGAGCATTTGCACTCCATACTTGGGGTCGCCTTTGTTGCGAGAATGCGTATAGTGCGGAACAAGTTGGACATTTCGTAATGCCGCCCATCTCCTGAAGTGATCGTATTGCAGAATGAATTTTTGTGCAGCGTTAGCTTCAATGATCCAATGAGTAATGGGACGCCCCATGTCATTGGTGATTTGCCACCAGTCTTCAGCTACACCAGTGAACCTCTGTTCCTCATGGCTCCAATCAAGAAACGATGGGGCATCCATCTTCCTTCGATAAGACTCCAACAGGTATCTAAATTCGGTTTCAGGGTTATAGGCCCAACACTGAAGAGCCCAAAACTTCGACGGTGAAGGATCAGCGGTGGCTACAACAAACAGGTCACCAGAAACTCCTGTAGGAAGTTCCCAAATATCTCTATCGTTATCCCAACAACCTGGATGTTCTACCCCGTCAGCACCTTTACCTCCCGATACCCATAGGGGGTCAACGAGAACATTGGCAGGGTCTACGTCCGATTGTTGATATAAGACCTCAAATCGTTCTGGAGTTTGTGCCTTAACATGTCGAAGCCGTCGCCACGGT